GAATGATCCTCCTTTCTTAAGATTGTGCGCCTTTTCCAATCCGGATTGGTGCTGGCGAATAGATACTATCTTTCCCTTATCATTTACCATCAAATGTTCCTTGCGAAGTCCGCCGGCTGTATGCTCGGCCTCTCCATAATAGACAGCTTCTTTATCTCCAACTTTACGCATTGTTATTTTTGGTTATATATATTCATAAAAAAAGTTTTTATATTCGTAAATATTTTTTTGCTATTTATTTTTTAGTAATAACCCCTGGATGCAGCACGTTTAGCTGCGGCCTTGTGTATCTTTCCCGCGCCGGCAAGACTTGAAACCATTGATAGTGGAGCTGCTAATTCTGGTGCTACTGCCGAAACTATGGGGGTAGCTACTGACAGAACTGAGCGGCCAATATTTTTGAGCGTATCCCAGAAGCTACCACCTAGGAGTGTAGTTTCGGTTTGACGATGCATAATAGCGTGATACTGGCTGCGGGAAGAAGACTTAGCATTCTTTACATCGGAAGGTTGCATTCCACCAGTTCTCCATTCACTCGATCCATTGGGTGAGTTAATAAGGTAACCATCAGTAATCAAAAGCAGATTAAGCTGTACACCATTAGCGATTGCTTGATTAGGCTTATCATATGATCCGAAAAGATTATTTGCCACTGTAATTTGGAACTGAAGCTGAGTTTGAATATCAACTCCAGGAGCAATACCGGGTGGTAGTGATAGATTGGCGAAATCAATAACAAGAGGACAAGCATTAAGAACAGCTGCGAATTGCGAAGGTTGACCAGCTGCATTAGCGCTTTGATCTGTAATTGGCAATCCCATAAATTGAGCCTGAGTGGCGTTAAGACCTGCAGCAAGGCTCATTTCGTAAAGTTGCTCAACTGTTGAACCCGCAAGCAAGCTTGATTTATCATAACAATTAACTGAGCATTTAGTAATAGGATACATGCGATCTGGTAATGTAGCAGCGGTAACAGAGCTAAGAGCTACGCTGTTAACGTCAGAAACCCAGATAATAGCTAGACGAGGGCAACGAGGAAGAGTAATAGTATTCGTGGTGAGTTCTTGCGGTGTCATTGTATATAGACTGAGACCATCTGTAGCATCGAATGTGGCATCAGTTGGGGCAACAATAGCTTGATTAACTGTATTAGTATAAAGCTGAATATTTGGACAATTATAAATTTGCTCATACATAGGGGTTGTCATTGAATCTTCGTGAATTGAAACATAGTTAAGTAAAAGTGATTGCTGGGCGAATGTAACACTAAAATCAGTGATTGTTGCTGGTGTTTCGGTAGTTGCCAAACCAATAGAGAACATCTTATACAAGTTAGCCCAGTTAATCGTAATATTAAGTTGTGAAACATTATATAGCGCCTCAACTTGGTTAGAATCGGCAGAAAATGGAGCAAGCAAAATTGGCTCAGTAATTGTAAAGTTAATGTAAAGTTTAGTTCCATCAGTACTGTAATAAAGACCGGTGATCTGCTCAGTACGTGGTCGTGCAACAAGACCATTAGCTACGTCAGAAGAGTTAGCAAATGGAGATGCTACAGATTCGATAATATCAGCATAGTTATTAACAATATCTGGAGCAGTAGCAGTACTTGACTGATATGTTGTCTGGTTGAATATTGGGTTGCAAACTTTAGCAAAAGCTGGAATATATGAGTTTTGCTGGGAATAAGCAATGTTAGCATTGTTTATTTGCATATTACACGATGACATACATGTAGCCAGTGGCCAGGGTCGAAGTGCGACCTTACAGGACTCATCAGTAATACCAGTACCAGTAAAGATAGCTTGACCTTGAATACGTTGACGAACATAACGACCGAGACCAGTTTTAGTAGAAGGTGGGTTTATCTGATAAATCGTACTAGTAATGCTAGATTGATTAGTCGCTGGAAAATTTTGATATGTACTAGAGCTGGGGCCATCGTTAACTACACGAATAAGGCTAGAATCTTTAAGATCGATACGCGGATCTCTCGCTGCGAGGTGAAAATCACTGGGCATTTTAAAT